CGGTGGGCCCAATGATAAAGGAAAACCCAAAGGGGATAAAATAACTGTTGCCGAGTCGGAAGTATTAAGACAGACAAATTATAATAAATATAAGGAACTGCTACAAGCAGGTAAAATTTCCACAGAAATCTAATGAAAAGAATTGAACTAACTCAGGGTAAATTTGCTCTAGTAGATAATAAAGACTTTGATTGGTTGGATCAGTGGAATTGGTATTTTAGTCCACAAGGTTATGCAACAAGACATCAAAAAAGAAAGGTTTCTAACGGAAAGTATAAAAATAGAATAATTAGAATGCACCGTTTAATTAATAATACTCCTGATGGTTTTGAAACAGACCATATTAATAGAAATAAACTTGATAATAGGCGAGAAAACTTGAGAACGGTTACTGCAAGTATAAACAGATTTAACCAAGGTTTAAGAAGAGATAATACATCGGGTATCAAAGGCGTTAGCTGGGATAAATCAAAAAATATCTGGAAAGTAAGAATCTGGAAGAATTATAAAGAATTTTTTTTAGGAGGATTTAGTAATCTAGAAGATGCAATTTTAGTGCGTAAACAGGCAGAGAAGATTTACTATAATATTGCTACTTGACAAGAACTAGCAATTAATTGTTATAATTGCAATTAGTTAAAACTTCCTAACCTCGTAAGAGCCGGTAAAAGTAAAAACTACACTTTTACTATTATGGCAGCACGAGGCAACACAATCGCACAAGCATTCTCCAATAAAGTCATGGCGGAAGTCTATGACAAAGATATCTTAAGTGAAATTGTTAATAGAGATTACGAAGGCGAAATAAACGCAGTAGGCTCTAAAATAAACATCCTCAACTTTGACCGCGTATCAGAAAAAACCTACACAGGATCAAACCTCACAGCAGACGATCTTACAGAAAACAACATGTCATTGACCATTGATCAGTACAAATACTTCTACTGGAGAGAGAAAACCCTTGACAACTGGCTCTCATATATTAAGAACCCACATCCTACTATTGTTACTCAAGTTGCAAATGAAAGATCAAAGAACATGGATGAGTTTGTTCTAGGACTTTATGGAGATGTTTCAGCAGCAAATCGAGTTGGAACTGATTATACGTCTGGAACGGTAACGGTTGACGTAACGACTGGATTAGTAACCGGAGCTGCTACTACCTTCACATCTGCAATGGTCGGCAGAGGATTTAAAGCAACGGGACACACAAAATGGTACAGAGTTAAATCCTTCTCTTCAACAACTTCTATAGTAATTGAAGATGACAAGGATGACGCAATTTCAGCCTACACAGGCGGAGCAATCGCAGGCGGAACGGCATATATTATCTCAGCAGTAACAGCAATATCTATTACAACTGGAAACCTATTACAGCAAGTAGCCCTGTTAAAACAAAAATTAGACGAAGCAGAACAGTATGACCTAAACCCATCACCTGATTCTGATAGATTTCTAATCGTACCACCAGCTTTTGAAAACACTTTAGTTAGAGCAACTGGAGTAGCGCTTCATGTACCAGAGGCATACCAAGAGTTAGTTAAAAAAGGCTATTTAACTACGATACAGGGATTTAAAGTCTTTAAATCCAATAGATTAACAGGTAATAACACAGATGGATGGCGCATACTTGCAGGACATCCAGGATGGGTAACATTCGCAGAGAAAGTATTAAACGCACGAATGGAAGAGGATTTGATTGGAAACTTCGGATCAGCATATAAAGATCTATTCGTATACGGCGCAAAAGTTATGGATCCAAGACGATCATTTGCAGCAGAGTTATTTGCAACATTCGCTTAAAGTTAAATTAGAGAGTTAGCATGAGCCTAAAGCTTAGCCTAAAAGTTAGAAGATTAGGCTTTAGCAGAAGGCTTTTTTTGATAGGAAAATATGGCTAGTACAAAATTTGAGATTAGGAAAGATTTACCAGCAGAAGCACAGCGAGAGATCGTGAGAATTGAGGCTATTGCTATTGCTCAAAGAAGCGCTAGCGAGGCTAATTTCTTAACAGCATTACTTCCCTATAGAACTAATAGGGTACTTCGATATGATACGAGTGACGTTTTAAGCGCTCAACAGCCAAATGGAAGCGGTACGCCCAATATCCTAGAAGCAGAAGGTAATACTTTGCCTACAGATTATGAAGGATTTAAACAAGGCGCAGTCTTCTACAAGCTAAATAAAACAGGCGGAAACGCTTATGTTAATACTGGAACAAGTCTTGTAGCACAATGGACACTTCCAACACCAGAAGTAGCATCACCATCACAATCTCTTAGCCCTTCAGCTAGTGCCTCTCAATCCATTTCTTCTTCAAGTAGCGCATCTAGGTCGACTTCCGCATCTGCCAGTCTTTCTCCTTCAAGTAGCGCATCTAGGTCGGTAAGTTCTTCACCTAGTACAAGTCCATCTAAATCACTTTCGCCTTCAAAAAGCGCATCTAGGTCGGTAAGTGCTTCAGCAAGCGCAAGCGCATCTGCGTCTCAAAGCCCATCGGCTAGCGCTAGTGCCAGTTCATCTGCTTCACTCTCACCGTCTGCTTCTGTAAGTCCTAGCTCATCGGGTAGTAGTAGTGCATCTAAGTCTCTGTCACCTAGTGCATCAACAAGCGCCTCTCAAAGCCCATCCGCTTCTCAAAGTCCATCAAGTAGCGCATCTAAGTCTACCAGCGCTTCTCTCTCGCCTAGCGCTTCTCAAAGCCCATCAAGTAGTGCGTCAAGATCAGCTAGTAAGTCATACAGTCCTAGCGCATCCCTATCACCTAGTGCAAGTGCAAGCCCATCAGCATCAATATCATTCCCATAACTATGGATACAGCTAATAAAACATACAACATAAAGACACTAGGAACTACAACCCTTCCGGGTAAATTCCTATTAGTTGCTATTATTGTGGGTACAAAGGGCGCTTCGGCCAATACAGCTACAATATATGACAGTACCACAGCATTGGGAGCAGAATCATCTCTTGAGAGGGGTATTCTTGATACTGTAAACACCCTCGGTAGAGTAGAGTATGGAATACCTATGTTTAACGGAATATATATAGTTACAGCTACAGGAACAGCCTCTAATCTTCTAGTTATCTACAGAGATTTATAATTCCCCTTGACATAAAATATCTTCGATACATATAATTTATGTATGAAGCGTGTTAACCTCTTAATAGATGAAGCTATGTTAGATCACTTTAAGGATATCCCCGGTACTTTAAGTGAGAAGATACGTCAGGCTATGTATGAGTACCTAAAGAACAGGATAAATGTATCAGCTTCACAATCAAGAAAGGAGGGAAATAATGGTTAATTTAACACCAATTCAAGGAGAAATGTTAACGCCAATGCCTAAAATCCAATCAAAACCTCAGACGATGGATTTTCCTGATGCAATTAAACAAATTATAAACGGAAAGAAAGTCGCGCGTGTATCGTGGGGAAATACAGATTTCATTTTAATGAAAGATGCTTGGCTAAGTATTTACACAAAAGGTGCATTTCATACTCTATTAGTATCTGATGGAGATATGGAAGGAGAGGATTTTGTAATAGTACATGAAACAAATTAAACTAACACAAGGTAAATATGCTCTAGTAGCTGATGCCGACTTTGAGTATCTGAATCAATTTCATTGGAGTATTGATGGAAGTGGTTATCCTCAAAGAGCAAACAAAACTCCAAAAGGTTGGAGACCTATTAGGATGCATAGAGATATTTTAAAACTAAAAGATGGTGAGATAGGAGACCATATTAATAGAAACAAATTAGATAATCAATTAAATAATTTAAGGAAATGTACTCCAAGAGTCAATGTAATAAATAGACCAATATCTAAAAATAATACTTCTGGATATAAAGGAGTGAATTGGGATAAATGGAGTAGTAAGTGGCGAGCAGAAATTATGGTTAATTATAAAAAAATTTCTTTAGGACGTTTTAAAGAAATAAAAAATGCTATCTTAGTTCGTAAAAATGCAGAAAGGAAATATCAATATATATGATAGAAGGTAGAGTAAGTGTACTAATTCCAAATTATAACTCACCTTTCGCTTCTAAGACTATCCAAGGTGTCTTAGACATGGCAAGAGGGGATGTCGAGGTTATCGTAAACGTAGAGATGAATTGGCCTGAGCCTCTCTCAACAGACGGGAGGGTGCACTATATTCACGGTTCAGCTCCAATAGGTATGCGTGCAGGTATCAACGCTTGCGCAAGGCTCGCTAGGGGCGAATTTGTAATGAAGATAGACGACCATGTCTTACTAGGCGAGGGCTTTGATGAGATATTAAAGGCTGATATAGAGCCTAATTGGGTTGTTATTCCTCGGAGGTACGCTCTTAATCCTGAAGAATGGAAGATAGAAGAGAGGACTGATAATAAGTATCCGATAGATTATAATTACCTTGATTTTCCATTAAAGGGAAAAGATCACGACTTCGGACTTCACGGCGTTGATTGGCGGGAAAGACGAGAACAAAGAAATACTCCTGAATACGATATAGATGAAACAATGTCAATGCAAGGCAGCGCGTATTTTATGACACGAGATTACTTTACTAATTTTTTAGGAGGATTAAGTGAAGAAATGTACGGACAATTTTCACAGGAAAGTCAGGAAATTGGCTTTAAATGTTGGTTAAGTGGAGGGAAAATGATGACTAATAAGAAAATCTGGTACGCACATTTGCATAAAGGACGTACTTATGGACGAATGTACAAGATGCCAGGCGGAACAGTAGAGGCTTCTAATGCTAGTGCTTATTATTGGATGCAAAACCAATGGAAAGAAAGAAAATATGACATGAAGTGGTTTATTGATAGATTTTGGCCCGTACCTAGTTGGCCAGAAAATTGGCAAGAAGTATGGGATCAGCAAGTAAAGGAAGGGTGGCCTAATATATATGAAGCAAATTAAATTAACTCAAGGTAAATTTGCAATAGTTGATGACTCAGACTTTGAATGGTTAAATCAATGGAAATGGTGTTTTCATATTGGGTATGTAGTCCGCAATAAAAGAGAAAAAGGGAAATGTAAGATGATTTACATGCATAGGTTGATTAATAATACTTCTAGCGGATTTGAGACTGACCATATTAATAGAAACAAGTTAGATAATAGAAGGAGTAATTTACGAACTGTTACTAGTAGTCAGAATAACATGAATACAGGAATGTGGAAACATAATACTTCTAAACATAAAGGTGTATTTTGGGATAAATCAAGAAATAAGTGGATGGCAGGTATTGGATTGAATTATAAATTTATAAATGTTGGACGGTTTAATGATATTGGAGATGCAATTAAAGCTAGAGAACAAGCAGAAAGGACATATTTCTCAGTATGAATTTATTTGAAGAATTAGCAATTAAATATGGTACAGACAAATTCGGAAAACACCACTACGCCCTAGTTTACTATGATCTATTCAAAGACAGACGAGATAAAGTCAAGAAAGTCTTAGAAATAGGCACAGCAGAGGGCGCCAGCCTATTCATGTGGCGTGATTTCTTTCCTAATGCAACTATCTATGGCGGAGAGATAGATCAAAAGCGGGTGGATCTAATGAAAGGCGAAGGTAGAATTGAGATGATACAAATGGATCAAGGTTCTATTAAAGATCTTAACAAACTACTTGATTTACTACCGGAGTTAGATTTAGTCGTTGATGATGGCTCACATGAACCCATAGACCAATTATTTACCTGTTATGGCATCTTACCTTTCTTGAAAAAGGGTGCTATTTATGTAATTGAAGACGTAAGGAATACTGATATTGCAGTTTTACTAGCAGATAAATACTTTACCGAAGTAAAAAGAGTTGGAAATCGTTATGATGATCAGTTAATTATAATAAAAAAATGAAAGTATCAATTATTATTCCAAGCAGAGCTGAAAAAGAAGAAAATTTAACAAGGACTATAGATAGTATTTATGAAAATGCTACAGGAGAGTTTGAGGTTATCATTGGATATAACGGAGGGGGAGCTTTTGATTTTGACTATCCTAATCTGAAAGTTATTGATTTTCCTGAAAATATAGGTATCAAGATGAATATAAACGCTCTAGCTGCTTCTGCTACAGGTAAATACATCTTCAAACTAGATGCTCATACTAGAGTAAGTAAAGGATTTGATGAAATACTTCAACAAGATATGCAACCCGATTGGGTAGTAACGCCTAGGTTTAAGATAATTAAAGACGATTGGAGTATCCAGATAAGAGATGGACAAGAAGAGTTTTATGATTACTTTTATTTATCATGCCCTTTTACTGACCCTAGAGGCTTTAGATTCAAAGCAGGGGGGCATTGGATGGCTAGAACTCAAGAGAGATTATTAAGTCATCCTGATTTAGACGAAACACCTCAAATGCATGGTTCAGGATGGTTTTGTGAGAAAGATTACTTTTTTAAATTAGGTGGTTTCCCTATGGAAGATCCATATGGTCACGGAATGGAACCCTTGGCGGTAGGATTAAATAGCTGGTTGAAGGGTGGTAAATTGATGGTTAACAAGAAAACATGGTACGCACATCTACACCAGGATAGTAAAGATAGAGGTTATCCGGAAGACAAAGCTCATACTGAACGAACTTATAACATGACTGCTGAATATTGGGTAAAACAGCCAGGGTTTGACAAATTTGTAGAGAAGTTTATGCCCATGCCAAGTTGGCCGGATGACTGGGAGTTTATATATAAGAAATACTTTGAGGAGGGACAA